CAGGCAATGGATCAAGCCACTACGGCGACGGCAAAGGCTTTGGAATTAAAAGCAAAGGTCGATAAAAGCATTATTGCACGTCGGAAGACTTTAAAGTCACTTGAGGCATCTGTCGAAAAAGATGAAAAAACCTTAGCCGCAAAGCAAAGGCGTTTGGATACTGATATGAAGGATCACGCCAAAAAACTATTTAGGTTCGAAGAACGTTGCACCGCATCGCTTAGATTTACGGCAGCCAAAGAAAAAACCTTAAACGTCTCATTTGCTGATCTTGAGGCACGAGAGGAAGAACTTGAAGCTAAAATTCTTAAGTTAAAAGAAATGTTTGGCTAATGGTACGAAGCCTTAACCCCAAAACACAAGGTGCTAGACAAGTTTGGGGCGGCGTACATCTTACGCAGGTCACGGGTTTTGGTGATCTTTCTGTAGCAGAACTTACACCAATAATCCAATTACAATACCCATATAACATCAATACACGATTACTGCACACACACCTAAATGGTTCCGGTGCGGCGTCTGTTACAGATAGCCTTCTCTCTATATCGTCCGGCACAACAACGGGTTCTACCGCAATGGTAATGAGCCGCCAAGCTGCTAAATATCATCCTGGTCAAGGAACTATGGTGCGTTTCACTGCGCTTTTCACACCAGGAATAGCCAATACAAAACAAGAAATCGGTTACGGACTTGTCACAGACGGGTTTTTCTTTGGTTTCGATGGTGCAGATTTTGGAATTCTCCGTAGGACTGGTGGGATGCGTGAGGTACAAACGCTTACAATAACAGCGGGTGCCGGGACTTCAGGCGGTGATATCCGCATTACGCTTGACGGACAGACTAAAGATGTGACAGTTGCATTAAATGATACCATTGGGGATGTTGTTCGAAAGATTGTTGCGGCGGCTAGTTGGAGTGCTGTTGGTAAGGGCTGGTCTGTTGAACCTAATGGCGATGAAGTTATATTTAGAACTTTTGATGCTGCGCCAAAAACAGGAACTTTCTCCCTCGCGGATGTATCCACAACAACAGGCGTAGCAGGTTCTTTCGCAGAAACTATCGCCGGAAAAGCACCAACAGATACTTGGACAAGGCAGACAGATTGGAATGGTGATAAGTTGGACGGCAAGGGGCCTTCCGGCATGACATTAGATCACACGAAAGGAAATGTTTACGCGATCCAATTCCAGTGGTTAGGATTTGGCGGAATACGCTTTTGCGTGGAAGATCCAGCTATTAATGGATTTGTTGTAGTTCATGATCTTGAGTACGCTAATGCAAATACCATACCAAGTGTTCAAAATCCGTCTCTACCTCTCCATTCTCGTGCGGATAACGGGACAACAACTTCTGACGTTGTGATAAAAACTTCTTCCGGTGCTGTGTTTACGGAAGGCAAAGACGAAAAATTAGGTATTACTTTTGGCACTACCAGTTCAAAAGAATTAACGGATACGACAGAAACCACAATTATGGCTATAAAGCCTAAAACTGTTTATCAAGGTGTAGAAAATAGAGTAAACATGCTTCCGCTATTTATGACTATAAGTGCAAAAGCCGCCGCTGCCACTAAATCCCATACTATTAGGCTTTATGTTAACCCTATTCTAGGTGGATTGCCAAATTTTGTGGACGTAGATACGAATAATTCTGTAACTGCTGTGGATGTATCCGCAACAACGGTATCCGGCGGGACATTAATTGGCACTATTTCGTTAGGCCAAATTGCTTCCGGTGCTTTTAACCTTGAAGATATTATACCTTTAATCCTCCCAGGGGATCTTGTTGTTATTACTGGACAGATAGATCAAGATACAAGTACTATTGATGTATCAGGAATATGGAGGGAGTTGTTCTAATGGGCGCTACAACACAAATTACAACATTTTTGGATCTTTATACAGATCTTCAAAACCGTGTCCGCGTGACAACGGGTGTGACTGCGACAGAGAACCAAGCAAAGCGTTATATTAACATCGCTCTCCATGATATGCATATCGGCTTTGGGGAGAAATTTTGGTGGGCGGAACGCACTGCACAACTCGTCACGCAACCACAATATCAAACCGGAACCGTTGTAACCACAAAAGGCTCTACGACAATTACCGGAACAAGTACAGAATGGAACACAAACAATGATTTCAGTGTGGCCAACATGCGCGTCGGAGGGAAGATTACATTCGGAGATAATGACGTATATGAAATATCCGCAGTTGCTTCCGATACCTCTGCTACTCTCACAACCAATTTTATTAACACATCTCTGTCAGGGTCTTCTTATACTTATTTTGAGGATGAGTATGACTTAGACGCTGATTTCTTACGCCCGGTCGATATTCAAAGTTTTGATTCTTCGATGGACATTGCTCTTATCGCAAGAACTGATTTTCGTCGATTGTATCCACGCAATAATACCCCAGGTCGTCCGCAGGTTGCTACGCTTACTGTAAAAGGTCCGAGCAGCAGTGTGGACCTGCAACGCCGTGTAAGGTTCTATCGTCCGCCGGATATTGCATACATCATTCCTTACAGCTTTGTTACTGATAAACTTGCTGTAAGTGCGAGTGGTGTAGAGGCTTTAAATCTAAGCGCTGATACCGATGAGCCTATTGTTCCGCTCCAGTATCGTTTTGTGATTGTTACTCATGCTCTTTGGCATTGGTACAGGGATAAGAAAGACGATGCGAGATCAGCAGAGGTTGCGCAAGAGTGGTCGAACTTGCTGCAACGGATTGTTGGGGATACAGAAATTGGTGTTACTCCCCGGCCACGAATTAATGTGCAGCATAGGCGTTACGTGCGCAGGGCTCAATCCCCGTGGCGTGGGGCTATTGGTCGTGGTCGTCATGTGACCGGTACTGCTTTTGATGAAATTCGGTAAAATCTCATGCCAACATTCCGCAGAGTTATCAGACATTTATTTGCCGGTGGTTGGGCAACGGATTTTGGCCCAAGCGCTGTTGCGGCTGTGCCGAATGATGTGGGCTTTGTAGCGATCCCGTTTCTTGTGGATGCGGAAGATTGCACATACGAGCTTGACGGCGGTCCGCATAAGGCTTTGGGAACGGTAAGGCTTAATTCTTCGGCATTGGAAAGTGGCGCAACTGTTAAAGGGTTGGTAGATTTTTGGTCTATAGGTACTTTAGGAACCCCAACACAAAGGCGTGTTATTCATGTTGGAACGACTATACAAGCGGATTCTGCGGACGGGAATTTTTCGTCAATAAAAACTGGCTTGGTAGCGGATGCAGTGCCGAATTATTCTACTTTTGATGATTTGCTTATTATTGCCAGTGACGGTAGCGATGTTCCGCTTTCGTATGATGGAACGACGTTACAGAATTTGGCAGGCTCTCCCCCTAATTTCGCATTCAGTGTAAAGCATAAGAATTTCCATTGGGCGGCTGGTATCGACGCAACACCGTCACGGCTGCATTTTAGCCAGCAACTTAACCCGGAAGCCTGGACAGGTGGTACGAGCGGTACTATTGATATTGATCCGAATGATGGTGATCAAATAACCGGGCTTATATCGCACAAGAATGAGCTTTGGGTTTTCAAAGGCCCGCACAAAGGCTCTATCCATCGCATTACCGGGACTTCTAATGCCGATTTTGCACGCTCGACGTTTATCGAAGGCGTTGGGGCTGTATGGCAGAATTCAATATTTCGTTTTCAAGATGATGTTGGGTTTTTATGGAGTGACGGCAGTATCCGTTCAATAAATGCCACGGACGCTTTTGGTGATTTCCGCGAAGCAAGTTTGACCTTTCCAATTCAGTCATTTCTTACAGATAGTTTGAACTTCACCCGGCTTAGGCATGCCGTTGCTGCAACCGATGGCAGCGGTGGTAAAACATACATAACCTTGCCTATTGACGCGAGTTCAACGAATAATGTAATATTGGCGTTAGATTATCGGTTTCAACCGCCACGGTGGTCAAAGCTTCCATCTTTTTTAGCTGCTACTACTGCTTTGGTTCTTGATGCGGATTCTAGCTTGCGTCCGACTATCATGCTCGGAGGCTATGACGGGTTTGTCACTAAATGGAATAACAGAACACGAACTATTGCAGGTGGTACGGCATTAAGTTTCAAGGTCACGTTACCATCGATTGATTATGGCTTTCCGGCTATTATGAAAACTATCGCCGCTGGAGGGCTTGGACTGCAACCGAAGAATAACGGTAGTGTAACATTCGGGTGGACAGCGGATAACCTGGCGCAACAAACAGTAGCTGTTCCTCAAAATGGCACAGATGTTCTCGGCACCGCACCTGCTGATCAATTTACGCTTGGAACATCTACGCTCGGTGGTGCAACGTTTGTTGATAGCTGGTTTGAATTGCCGGAAGGCGGGGAGTTTAGAAGCATTCAGTTCCAGGTATCGAATTCAGTTAACAATGAGGATGTCGAATTACATTCGATAACCGCATTTATCGAACCTGGTGCGGAAAGCACGGAGAATTAAGAAGGAATATAACCAATGGCCATAACAGTATTTAAAACATTCAGCGCAGGCGAGATTTTAACCGCCAGTGATTTGAATTCGTCGTTTTCAAAGATAGTTGATAACGGAGAGGATCTTGCATGGCCTGCAACGAAGGCTAAGGATCTTAATGGGCAAGAGCTTATCCTTGACGCTGACGGGGATACGAGTATCACTGCTGATAGCGATGATATTATTCATCACCGTTTGCAAGGCCAAGATTTATTCATCCTTAATGGAGCAACCGCCAGTGCTGTGAATGGTTTGCAAATGACCGCCAGTGCTGCGGGTGCGGATGTTGTTTTGATTGCTCAAGGTTCTGATACGAATATTGATCTTGATATCCAGCCAAAAGGTTCCGGGACAGTTTTAATTAATGGCTCAAGTGTATTAACTTCAACCTTGTCAGCGCCATTGAATGAAAATGAAGGTGTAACAATTGCTTCTGATTTGACGTTTGATTTTGCCACAACTGACGTTGATGTTGGAAATGATTTAATTACAGAAACCGCACATACACTTGTCGCAAATGTTAAAGGGCAATTTACAACAACCGGGACGCTTCCAGCCGGATTAAATCTGGCTACAGATTATTTCGTAATAAGCTCCGGGCTTACCGCGAATGCGTTTAAAGTTTCAGGCTCCGAAGGTGGCGCAGCGGTTAACATTACCGATCAAGGTTCAGGGACGCATACATTCACCCGCGTTGCAGGGGCATTGAGTATTTGGGATGGTACTGGGAACACTACGCATGTAAGTGGTACTGTTGGAATTGATGATTTCACAGACGCGCCGCAGGCTGGCTCACGACGTGTATTGATTACTGACAGTGCAATACAAATTACGTCAGGGTCGGGAATTACTGTTTTTGGCGGAACAGCGACAACGGCAGCCGGGGACGAACTGCATGTTTATGCTGATACTACAACTGCTTTTGACGCGGTAATTGTTAAAGCTGACGGTACTGCGACTGTAGCCGCTGCCGCAGGCGGGGCATGGAATATAATCGGCACGGCGGTGGCTTCTGATTCTGCCAGTTTGACTATCACAGGCTTGGATAGTACATACGATACTTACGCTATTGCATTGTCAGATTTTGACCCGGCGTCAAATAACGCCGCTATTCTTGTACGGGTTGGTGATAGCGGAGGAGTAGATAGCGGAGCCACAGACTATAAATATGCCTATGTAAAAATGGCATCTTCTTCATCCACCGTTTTTGGGGCTGCTAGCACAGGAACTACCGATATACTCTTAGATATAGATTTGGGAGATGTAGCAGGTGAAGGTGGCGGGGGCATACTATACTTACATAGGCCGGGGGATGGGGTAACTAATCCATCGTTTACTTTTTCTCTTAACTCTACGAATAGTTTTGGACGTAGCGGATTAAATGTGGGTGGTGGCACAAGAGATGCAGTTATAACCTTAGATCGTATTCAGGTCTTATTGAGTACTGGTAATATAACCGCTGGTAGAATGACAGTATGGGGGATTGCGCATGTCTAATTTTACAACACTTAATAAATTCGACGCTCAAGGGCATCCCATTAAATATGACAATTATCCAACAGAGGAAGAAGCACAAGCGCGTATAATTGAACTTCATGCAATGGGTCTTGTAGACGCATTCTATATCGATAGCGATGCAAATACACATAATGGCGAACATTGTATACAAGGCTGTACGCATTGGATTGCGGATATTGTAAACAAGACAATATCACATAATCAAGTAGAAGCTGACGCAGAAGAACTTATTGTGAATATGGAAAATTTGCGTTCTGATCGAGATACGAAATTAACTGAAAGTGATAAAGCTATATTGCCTGATCAATGGGCAAATATGACAACAGAGGTGCAAAACGAACATAGCGTATATAGACAAGCATTGCGTGATTTACCGGCTACTGTTATTGACGCTGGTAATCCCGTATGGCCTGAGAAACCGAAATAATGGTATTAATCCCAGAAGGTAACAAAATGAATAATTCTTTAGAACCTATAAAAGCTATCGGAGATCTGATAAGCGTAGTGACAATCAGTGCGACGTTGATGCAGATACTTCCCCCTCTAGCGGCCTTGTTAACTATTGTTTGGTCACTAATTCGGATATATGAAACCAAAACAATTCAACGTTTGCTTGGGAAAGATGGCAAGTAAAGTTATTGTGCGCATGGCTTTGCCGACGGATGCCCAGGTACTTGCGGAATTAACGGCTGTGTCCCTGGGGCCATATAAAGTCAATTGGCACGATGCCACACATGACTGGATGGTCGCGGAATTGGATGGAAAAGTTTATGGTTGCGTGCAATTGTGCTTGGGTAGACCGATTGGAAGAGTTGAAATGCTCTGTGTTGATCCTACTTTGAACCCGCGCGAAAAGCATGCTATAATGCTGGAACTTATGCGCGGAGGTTTGTTTGCGTTACAACAGACTGGCTCGCAAGTAATTACGGTTTTCGGAGAATTTAACAACAAAGGTTTCAAGCGTTTGATTAAGAAACGTTTTGGAGCGAAAGTTACAAATTCAGGCAATTTGCTGACAACATATTTAGGAGGGTAGTACGATGGGTGGAATACTTGGCGGAGGTGGTGGCGGTTCGACTTCTACAACCACGGTTAACGTTCCGGGTCCGTCAGAGGAAGAGCTTGCGCTTACCCGTAGTACTTTAGCGTTACAGCAAGAGCAACTTGCAATTTTGAAAGAACAACGCGTTGAACAGCGTGAAGCATTTGCATTGTTGACGGATGAGCTTAATCGGTTGAATGAAGAGGCTACGAAAGTAGATCCTGTTTTTGAAGAAATTCAGCAATTAGAATTAGAACGCGTTAGACGTGGCGGCGCGGCTTCGCCACAGGAAATAGAACTTATTGAATCGTCTATATCTTCGGCGCAAGAATTTGGTGAAGAGGAAATTTCTGGTTTCCAGCAACGAAGCTTGGAACAGATCCGCGATGTTTTGGCCCCTTCACGGGGTTTGCGTCCGAGTGATCGGCCTATTGTTGCTCGTGG